TATTATTAGTTGGTGTTAATAATATTTTATCTAATTCAGTTAAATCATTAATATCGGATAAAGAAATAATATTAGTTATTGGTATTTTATTATCATCGCTATTAAAACATAATTTTTTATTATTATCGCATGTTTTTTTTTTATATCTATTTTGGATATCTAAATTTTCTAATATAATTTCATAATTCGTATTAGTATTTTCATCATCTATTGTAAATAATTCTTCCTTATTTTCCCTAAAAAAAGCAGATTCATTCATATATTCAATATCATCGTAAATATTTACATAAAAATCATTTTTTATTGCTAAAAAAGAACCATAAAAATCAATACCATGTATAAATTTATAATCATTTAATAGTTTACTTGTTAAATAGGTAAAAAAACTATCAATATATGCTGAATTATTTGTATTATTAATTTTTGTATGCGGTAATTCATATTTTGATTTATTGTTATTATTATTAGTAGTATTATTATTATTATTATTAGTTTTTTCATCATCGTCCTCGTAATAAAAAGATGGAAGAGTGAATAAATCTTCTTTTTGTTGATTATATTTTCCGGTCATATATTTTACATAATCCAATAAAGGGCTAAATTTAAAAAATACTTTTTTATTTATTTGTTTCATTTTATCATTTATAAGAATTGCATTATATTTATTTTCGGTTTCTTTCTGAATTACTTTATGCAATGATAAAGTATGATCTAAATTAAAATTATTACAATTAGTATCATCTATAGCTTTAAAAAATAAAGTATATATAGGTATAAAATTTTGTATTTTTTCAATATTCGTTAATGTTGGATCTTGTAATGTGCTAAACAATACATTATTATCTATTTGCTTATAAGAAAAGTTCATTTAGGGATTAATACTATTTCTACTAATTATAAATTATATAATAAAAATAAGTATTACTTTTAACTAATAATATTAATATAATTAATATAATTAATATAATTAATTATATTAGATTATGCGGATAAATAATATTAATAATATATAATTTACACTATAATAACATATATCCCTACAATTTTAATTATAAAATAGTAAATAATGACATTAGAATTAAAAAAATTTAATATGCGGAATATTAGTTTTAGACCAGATGAAAATAAAGGTCCTGTTGTTGTTTTAATTGGTAGACGTGACACTGGCAAGAGTTATTTAGTTCAGGATTTATTATATTATCATCAGGATATTCCTATAGGAACAGTTATATCCGGAACAGAAGCAGGTAACGGATTTTATGGATCTCATGTTCCAAAACTGTTTATACATGATGAGTATAATACAGCTATTATAGAAAATATTCTTAAAAGACAAAAAACGGTTTTAAAACAAATCAAAAAAGAGGTAGAACAATATAAACGCAGTACAATAGATCCTCGTGCGTTTGTTATATTAGACGATTGTTTATATGATGCTTCTTGGACAAAGGATAAATTAATGCGTTTATTGTTCATGAATGGTCGGCATTGGAAAATAATGTTAATAATCACTATGCAATATCCATTAGGTATTCCTCCAAATTTACGTACAAATATAGATTATGTTTTTATATTAAGAGAGCCTTATATTGCAAATAGAAAACGTATATGGGAGAATTATGCGGGCATGTTTCCTACATTTGAGTCGTTTTGTCAAGTAATGGATCAATGCACGGAGAATTATGAATGCTTAGTTATTAATAATAATTCAAAATCAAATAAATTACATGATCAAATTTTTTGGTATAAAGCAGAATCACACGGCGAGTTTAAATTGGGATCAAAAGAATTTTGGGATTTATCCAAAGATTATAATTCGGACGACGATGAGAATGATATGTATGATCCCAAAAATATTAAAAAACGTGGGGCTGGTCCAAAAATAAACGTTAAAAAATCAAAATGGTAATACGTAACTAATACAAATCTATACAAATCTATACAAATCCTTATCATTATTTAATAAATTGATTTAATCTGATACTTTAGATAATTTATGTATTAAAAATAGCATTTATAATTATTCAGTTTTTTTATATTATATACAGACACATAAAATAAAAAGTTTATAGAATATGTTATTCAAAAATTGAAGAAAATATATTATTTAAAAATTGAATAAAATATTTATTATTTAAAGTTATATAATAATAATATATAATTATCATTGTTACAAATGGTTAATTTAAATAATAAAAAATTTGAAGATTATTTAAAATTACAATCAACCAAGGTAACAAATGAAGATGGTTCGTCAAATCCTTCCACCCATACACGCATACCCGATAAAACTCTAAAAATATATGGAGGGTCCTATTCAATACCATCAAGTAAATGGGATGATTTTATCAGCCGCTATAACGAACATGTATTTACAAATGGAAATATGGAATATCTTACGGAGAAACAATTAATCGCAGATGGACCAATTCTAATAGATATTGATCTGAGGTATCCTACGACTATCACCAGCAAACAACACACCGAAGAGCATATTAGAGATATGGTTATGCTATATGCAGATAAAATGACAGAATTAGTAAAAATAGATGATTCCGCAAAAGTGGATGTATTTGTCATGGAAAAGAGTGATGTGAATATTTTATCTGATAAGACCAAAGATGGAATACACGTTATTATGTGTATTAAAATGCATAAAGCACTACAGGTATTATTGCGTAATAAGGTTATAAATGACTTAGCAAGTATGTGGGATGATTTGCCTATTACAAATACGTGGGACAGTGTGTTGGATGAAGGAATTACAAAAGGATGTGTTAATTGGCAAATGTATGGTTCAAGAAAACCAGGTCATCTTGCATATTTAATAAAGTATCATTACAGTTTAACTTATAAGAATCAATATAACAACTGGGACATTGAATTAAAAAACTTAGCCACATTTTCTACTACTGATAATATTAAAAAGTTATCGGCACAGTATACTCAACATAAAGGGTTTGCTATGCATGAATCTGTTAAAGATGACTTTGAACAAGCAAGTAAATCATTAAATACAATAAAAAGTAATAATGCAAATAAAAAGAATAATGCGACCAATAGCACAAAATCGCTTACAGGAAGTTCAAATCAAAAATTTAATCATCTTAATAAAAAAAATTATTATCAAAGCATAAACTCAGAGAAGGAATTGGATAATTTGCTCGAAGAAGAATTATTTAGTGATGCAAATATCAATAATTATCGTTTAAAGGAAATACATTATTATACAATGGCATTGCCTGAATCGTATTATGGTCAAGGAAGTTATACGAACTGGATACGCGTTGGATGGGCTTTATCAAATACCCATTCATCGTTATTTCTTACGTGGCTTAAATTTAGTTCACAATTAAAAGACAAACAGGGTAATTTTGATTGGAATTGTGTGAATGATTTATATGAGAAATGGTCGGGATTTTCCGAAAATAACCCTGACGGATTAACATCACGTTCTATTATGTATTGGTGTAAAAGAGATGCAATTGAAAAATATAATGAAATAAAGAATACAACCGTAAATTATTTCATAGAACAATCATTAAAAACCAGCACTGAATTTGACATTGCGTGTGTATTGCATGTCCTATATAAGGATAATTTTGTATGTCAGAGTATTAAGAATGATGTATGGTATGAATACAATAACAAGCATCGTTGGGTTGAAAATGAACAAGGGACATCCTTGCGTATCCGTATTTCAAAAGATATGCATCAATTATATACAGACACGACAAATGATGTAATGATACAGATGGCTCAACTTGATTCTTCAACAGATGAATATGAAAAATTAAAAAAAAAAATTGGTAAATTAGGTGAAATCGCAAATTACCTTAAAAAAACCAGTTGGAAAAATAATATTATGAAAGAGGCGAAAGAATTATTTTATGATAGTAAATTTAATGAAAAATTAGACCAAAATCCCTATTTATTGTGCTTTAATAATTGGGTTGTTGATTTCAAAAATAAAACGTATCGTAAAGGACAACCTGATGATTACATTTCAAAATGCACGAATATAGATTATATTCCAACAATTAACGATGTTTATTCAAAAGAAATGGAAGAAATCAATTCTTTTATGAGCCAATTGTTTCCAGATAAAGAATTGCGTAATTATATGTGGGAACATGCGGCCTCTTGTTTACTTGGAACAAACCACAATCAAACGTTTAATATTTATAAAGGCAGCGGGAGAAACGGAAAATCAAAATTTGTAGAATTAATGGGGCATATATTGGGCGATTATAAAGGAACAGTACCAATTACCTTAATTACTCAAAAGCGTAATAGCATTGGAAGCACCTCGTCTGAAGTTGCCCAGTTAAATGCAATCAGATATGCAGTCATGCAAGAACCTTCAAAGGGCGATAAAATCAATGAAGGCATTATGAAAGAAATTACTGGTGGAGACCCGATCCAAGCACGGGCTTTATTTAAAGATACTATTACATTTGTCCCCCAATTTAAATTGGTTGTATGTACAAACACTGATTTTGAAGATATGGCAGATGATGATGGAACCTGGCGAAGAATCCGAATGATTGATTTTAAAGCTAAAATGTTGGATGATCCATACAATGATCCAAAATTTCCAAAAGAAGATTTTCCGTATCAATTTCCAGTTGATAAGAATTTAGATATTAAATTAAAAGCGTGGGCACCTATTTTCATGTCGTTATTAGTGGACAGGGCATTCGAAACACAAGGCTTAGTGACTGATTGTAAAATTGTAATGGCAAGCAGTGATAAATATCGCGAACGACAAGATTATTTTGCCGGGTTTGCAAAAGAAAAAATTAAAACGCAAACAGGTAGTAAAATTAAAAAGACTGAACTAATTGAAACATTTAAGCAATGGTATAGTTCTAATTATGGAAGTAAGAGAATGCCTGCGGGTAAAGAAGTGTATGAATTTATGGATAAGCGTTATGGTGAGTTTAAAACATGCTGGCGTAATGTCAGCATTATATACGACGAAGAAGGCAATGATCCATTAGATGAATGCTAATTCGTAATTTATTGTATTGTATTTGCATTAAAACTATTAATTTATTAATTTATTAATTTTTTTTACGTTTAATGCATTTTTTATCTATTTGTATCGTTTTACATTTTTCTTCTTGAGGAACTATTTTAATAATACATTTAGATTTTTTTCCATAGAGTGGTTCGGTGCATCCTTTTTCTTTTTTAGTTTTATTTTTTGATTTATTAATATATTTTTTCATTCTTTTATTACTAAAAGCTTTTTTAGTATTATCATTATTATTAGTATTATTATTATTATTATTTTTACTATTATTATCATCATCAATTGTACATCTTGAACGAAAATGTTCATATCTATCACGCACATCACAATATGAAAGATTAGATTTTTTTCCTAACATATTATTAATTATTTCGTGTAATTCATAAATATATTTAGAAAAGGTGTGACGATTTTTCATAACAGCCATTGTTAATTTATGAAATTTAAAATTTTTTTTTAAATTCTCTCTACAATATTTACAAGGTAAAACATTTTGTAGATTTAAAATAAAGTTACGATAATTTTTTTTATCATCCAAAGTGGGTTTATTGGGATAATTAAATGACATTATATGCAAATAATGCCACATACTTGGACCCCATACGGCTGTTAACATACCATCTCCACTTAAATAATCATTTTTATTATATATTTGTTTTTTTTTAGTTTTTATTTTACTTTTTATATCAGCTCGTTTTCTTGAGCGTTTACGCGTTTTATTACGCGTTTTATTACGCGTTTTATT